GCGCCAGTCATCCATTCGCCGCGATCCGCGGCGCCCGCCCCGGGGCCCGAGTAACGGGGGCTAGGGCCATGTTTCTCGCAAATAATTACGTAGTTTTTTGAACGAGCGTTAACTGTTATATATTTTCGGTTAAAATCGCATACATTTGGTGCTATTGAGGTCGGCATTAGCTGTCTTTTGGAGGTTTCATGGAAAAAGAGCTATCGGAGGAGCAGCAGGCTACTCTTCGCCGTTACATTGACGAGCACGAGGAGGCTCTGAGGCATTATCGCGAGCTTTCTTCGCGTCTGTCGGTGGAGCATCAAACTTTGCGTCGGCTTGAGCTGGCAAGCGAGCGGTTGCGCATTGTTTCACGTGAAACATTTGCACGTTTTACATGTAAAAGATTAGTTAGGGACCCCTATGAGTGCAGCGTCAAATCCATCCTTAGATGAAAAGAAGTTGAAGCTTGAACTTCGACTTGCGCAGATCGAAAAGAACGAGAGATGTCGGGATGATTTTTTAACTTTCGTGAAGTCCGTTTGGCCAGACTTCATCGCGGGCCGTCATCACAGGATCATTGCTGAGAAGCTTGAGCGCGTGGCCCGTGGTGAGTTGAAGCGTTTGATTATCAACATGGCTCCGCGGCACACGAAGTCTGAGTTTGCGTCTTATTTGTTTCCTGCGTGGTTCATGGGCCGTGATCCGAAGAAGAAGATCATTCAGGCGACACACACGACTGAGTTGGCGGTAAATTTTGGTCGTAAGACGAAGAATTTGATTGAGAGTGATGATTTCAAGGAGGTTTTTCCGGGTGTTGGTCTTGCGGCGGACAGCAAGGCGAGTGGTCGTTGGGATACGAACAAGGGTGGCATGTATTATGCTGTTGGTGTTGGGAGCAACTTGGCGGGTCGCGGTGGTGATTTAGTTATTATTGACGATCCTCATTCGGAGCAGACGGCGATGTCTAGTTCTGGTTTTGACGACGCTTGGGATTGGTACACGGGTGGTCCTCGTCAGCGTCTTCAGCCGGGTGGTTCGATAGTTTTGGTTCAGACTCGTTGGTCTGAGAAGGACATGACGGGTCAGTTATTGCGCGCGATGGCTAAGGACCCGTTAGCGGATCAGTGGGAGGTTGTTGAGTTACCGGCTATTTTTGATGATGGGACTCCGTGTTGGCCGGAGTTTTGGAGTTTGGAAGATTTGACTGCGGTCCGCGCGTCTATTCCTCAGAGCAAGTGGAACGCGCAGTATCAGCAGAATCCTACGGGTGAAGAGAGTGCGATAATCAAGCGTGAGTGGTGGCGTTGTTGGGACAGGGATCGTGTTCCTCAGTTAGAGTATGTGATTCAGAGTTACGATACGGCGTTTTCGAAGCGTGAGACGGCGGACTATTCGGCGATTACGACGTGGGGTGTATTTTATCCGAACGAGGGTGGTTCGGGTCCGAATTTGATTTTGTTGGACAGTAAGAAGGGTCGTTGGGATTTTCCTGAGTTGAAGCAGGTTGCTTTGGACAGTTACCAGTTTTGGGAGCCTGACACGGTTATTGTTGAGGCTAAGGCGAGTGGTTTGCCTTTGACGCATGAGTTGCGGAACATGGGGATACCTGTTGTGAACTTTACTCCGAGTCGTGGTAACGATAAGGTTTCGCGCGTACACAGTGTTTCGCCTTTGTTTGAGGCGGGTATGGTATGGGCTCCGGACGAGACGTGGTCTGACGAGTTGATTGAGGAGGTTGCGGCTTTTCCGAACGGGGAGCATGACGACTTAGTCGATAGTATGACGCAGGCTCTTATGCGTTATCGTCAAGGAAACTTTGTTCAGCTTCCGACAGATGACTGGGAAGACGACACGAACCATGCTAAGGTTGTTGCCTACTATTAGTCCAGAAGGGCGGTTGAATGTACAAGTCTGTTGTTAACTTGGGTGCGGCGGGCCCTGCTGCGGTGAGTTACATGCAGGAAGGCGGTGCTGTGGCGGATTACATGGCTGCTCCTGATCTACGGGCCGTGGCCCCCGGTTCAGCGCCTGCTTACTTGGAATACATGCCGCAGGAAGTTTCGCAGGAGATGCCCGAAGAACAGGGCATAATGAGTTTCTTTTATGACAAGTTTCTTGGCGACGGTGATCTGACGAAGGGTGTTCGTGAGAGTGCTCGTGTTGGCGGTTCGCGGACCGCGGCTTTATATGGTTCGGCTCCTAGTTTTATGGCGACGTTGATTCGGGATTATGGCTATCCGTCGGTGTTTGATGAAGAGCTGGGTGAGGCGGTTATTCCGACGGGTTATGAGCCGGAGAGTATTCGCATGGCGCGTCCCGCGGGCCGTCGTGATCTTCCGACGTATCCGGAGCTAGAGGACGCGCGCGCTCACATGCTGGGTTCTGCGCTGATGGCGAAGGAGTATGGCCCCGAAACGGCGGGGGATGTTGGGACGTTTTCGGAGTTTATTGATCGTTTTGCGCCGTTTCCGTTTGGTAGTCAGAACTCGCTTGACCGTGTTATGGATTTGCGGAACAACGCGGTTGGCCTTCAGATATTCAGGAAGGCGGGCATGGACGCGACGCCGGAAGAGCTGACAAAGATGGTTGACGATGAGATTTTCAACCAGTTGAATACGATTATGGGTCGGACACCGGAGCAGCAGTTCACTCCTGCGCCGTCCCAGCCCCGCGCCCCACGGAACTTTAAGTCTCCGGAGACGGGTCCCGATGTTTATTTCCCCCGCACTGAAAAGGGGTTTTTCAATACGACGCGCAATGTACTAGGCATCTTGCCAAATACGTACCGAAATTAGCTGTAGTCGTATCAGGGAGAGTTAGATGGCCGAACCACGTGACGGATACAAAAGCAGCTTGATGGACAGGAATGTTCCTTCTCAGTTGTTGGAAGAAGATTTATCTGCCGAGATAGAGCTTGAGCTCCCGGGTTCTTTGGACAACGTCGTGAGAGGCGAGTTCGAGGTTGACAACGTTGGCGAGATTGAGATTAGCCCGACTGAGGACGGCGGCGTTGAGGTTGACTTTGAGCCGCAAGATCAGCGTGGTGATAACGATGACTTTTATGCGAACTTGGCAGAAGAGATGCCGGATCGCGAGCTGGGTCGGATTTCTGGCGAGTTGTTGGGCGAGTATGACGCAAACAAGGCAAGCCGTCAGGATTGGGAAGACGCTTACAAGGATGGTCTGGAGCTTCTGGGCTTTACTTACGAAGAGCGGACGCAGCCTTTCCGTGGAGCCACTGGCGTAACCCATCCTTTGCTGGCGGAAGCTGCCACGCAATTCCAAGCTCAGGCGTTTAACGAGCTCCTACCTCCTTCGGGGCCCGTCCGCACCACGGTTATGGGTTCTGAAACCAATGCGAAGGTTGCGCAAGCGCAGCGCGTAAAGACCTTTATGAACTACTACATCACGAATGTGATGGAAGAATACACGCCCGATATGGACCAGATGCTGTTCTATTTGCCGCTGGCGGGCTCTACCTTCAAGAAAACGTACTACGATGACACGCTTGGTCGTGCGGTATCGCGGTTTGTCCCTGCGGAGAACTTGATTATTCCGTATGAGACCACGGACCTCGAAACATGCCCCAATATCACGCAAGTGGTGCGCATGTCGCTGAATGATCTGCGCAAACGTCAGCTTTCTGGCATCTATTTGGACGTTGAGGTTATTCCTGCGCAGCAGGAGCTAAACCAAATTGAGGGTACGATTGACCGTATCGACGGTGTTGAGCCCTCGCAGATTGATTATGACTGCACGATCCTTGAGTGCCACGTTGATTTGGACCTTGAGGGTTACGAAGATTTGGACGAGGATGGCGAACCGACAGGTATTCGGGTTCCCTACATTGTCACGATGTCTCTGGATAATGGGCAGGTATTGTCCATTCGTCGGAATTACCTTGAAGAAGACGACCTGAAAAAGAAGATTGCGTACTTTACGCACTACAAGTTCTTGCCCGGTTTTGGCTTCTACGGTCTGGGTTTGATTCACACCATTGGCGGTTTGTCCCGTACCGCCACGGCGGCACTGCGACAGTTGATCGACGCGGGCACG